TTATTACTAATTGTTATTATAATAAATTCTAATTTAGGATACATATTTTTTAATGTATTTGATAATTCAAATGTATATTCTAATTCCGATTTTTTATACTTATCTTTATACATATCATGTTTAATTATGTTATTTATATTTTCTTGTAAACGAATAAATAATATTTTATTAGATGAATTTAATAATTCAATAAAACGTTGACTTCTTCTTTCATATTTCTCTTTACATTCATCAAAATTTTTTTTTTTACATACATGAATATTATTGTTATAATTTAATATTTTTGTATTATTATTTTCTAAATTTTTTAAATCATGAAAAAATCGTAAATAATATTTTTTATTTGTTGCAATTTCACCATAATAAATATTTGTTTTCATATTTTCAAATTCATCTATATTAAATATATCACTAAAATTATTACGTATTAACTCATTTATTCCCCACATTGATGTACCTATATAATCAAAAAATTGTGTTGGACTATTTGGTCTAATTTTATCAATATATTTCTTTATATTACAATTAAAACCTAATGATAATATAGTATAATCATTAAATAATAGATTCATATTATTTATAATTTATTTTATATTATAAATATATGTTAATTTCATATAATTCATTACGAACATATATTATTATTAATTCAACATTATTAATGATTAGTACAATACAATATAACTTTATCAATTATATTAAATATTACTTATCATTAAATTATATTACATTCATATTACAATTCTTTTTTACATTTAACGTATTATATTTACGTAATTATGTATTAATGAATATAATTGATTTTAGTACAAAATATAAATTAAATATAAATATAAATAAGATATATATTGAATCACAATTTATTGATTTTGATGTAAATGTAATTTCATCTACTATTGTAGAAACTGGTACATTTATATTAGCAACTTATTTAACTTCTACTAAAATAAATATTTTATATGATCTATTATATTTTATACCAATTTCTTTTATTTTTGAAATCATATTTGATTTCTTTCATTATTGTTCACATCGTATGATGCATACAAATAAATTTTTATATAAATATTTTCATAAAAGACATCATTTAAATATATACCCAACTACTATATTAACATTTTATCATAATCCGATTGATTTAATTTTAACTAATTCAATTCCATTTTTATTAACTTTATATATATTATCCAATATGCATCTAAATATATCAATATATACAATGAATATATTAACAATATATAAAACGTATATTGAAATAAGTGGTCATATTGGAAAAAGATTATATCCATCTGGATCATTTCCTCAATTTATATGGCTACCTAAATTTTTTGATATACAATTATTTACAGAAGATCATGATATACATCATTCTCATACTAATTATAATTATAGTAAACGATTTATATTATGGGATAAAGTTTTTCATACAAAATATTAAATAAAAACAAATAATTTTATTTGTTTTTATTTTTTCAATAAACTAAAGTTAAAAGAAAGTTAGGTCTTTTTGTTGAGTTGCTGTAAGTTTATTTTGACTTTTGCTTTTTAAAGAGGTTTAATTTTTTTATTTTTGCTGTATGATAATTTTACTTAATACAATAATCAGTATCAATCATCAACTATTACCGTAGTTTTAGTTGCTGTGTGATGATTTTGTCTATTATTGTAATTACAATTATCATATAGTATTGAATCAACCATCAGTTTGTTTAACTAATTGCTGGATGATGGTTTTGCTCAATACTATCTATCAAGAACATCTCAATTTTAATTTGTTGCAGTTATGTTCTTTTGCACGCCCACAATATATATTTTCTAATTTTTAAGCAATATATATTTCAATTTTATAATAAAATAATTATGTTCGAAGTGCATTTCGAACAAGATCATAAATCGGATCATCTAATTGCATCCGCAATGTCTCATACGGAGTAATAGTCTTGAATCCTTCCTTCATAATGTATTTAAATAGACTGGGTGACCATCCACTCATCATCATTACACCAGGCGTGTCTGCTTGTGCATGAAAGTCTTGAGTATTAGACCTAAGATTCCAAATAATAATTCGAGGCATAGCATATCCCTTACCCTCACCAAAGTTATCTTCACCAGCACTTTTGAATGATGTACGAATCATTTCAATATGCGTTTGCCATGGTGCAGTCTTAACATGATGCCGATATGTATTATTAGTATATGATGAAGTCTGACTAGAACTATATGCAGTATCCCATGCCATATCAGTAAATACAACTAGATCAGTTGGTGCTTCATCTAGTGGTGTCTTATTCATCTTTAAATCCTTAATAATTAGTTCCATTGCTTTTTGAAAATCAGTACTCAAACCTTGACCAAGATGCGAAGATAGGATTGTAGATACCTTTTTATAAATATCCATACTAGGATCAAAATTAATCCACTGAGGTGTGGAATCAAATGTCATAATCTTATTCTTACCAATACCAACACAAATCTCTGAAAATAGAATACCCAATGCTCCACTTACTAGCTTTGGATCACCATCCATAGAACCAGAAAAATCACACATTGCAATCATCTTATTGAATACACCCTTTTCTTTAATATCATCTCGAATTGTATTCCATTGCACACGATTAATATTCTTCTCATCTTCAGTCATATTATTTAATTTCATAGTACGTAAAATATTCTTATAAATTTCATGTGGCATTACAGTATTACTCGCATTCACCTTTGCACCACCATTTAATGCTAAATTCATATGATTCTTAAAATTTTCAGCACACTTTACACGATCAGGATCATTCGGAAAACGAATATTTCCCTCAACACGAGAAGTATTAGTGAGTAGCTCATTCAAAAATGCTTTCTTGTACTTTGCAAGTGCACGACCAGGAACTTGTGCTGGCTTGATATCAGCCCACTTTTTATCACATTGATTAATCTCAACTGTATTAAGATACTTATTAAGTGCTGTAATTCGCTTACGATATAATTTCATCTTGTGACTAAAAGTACCAATAGTAAACATCTTCTGTGCAAGCTCATTTGATAACTTGTTTGAATCCTGTTGACGAGGCATCCACTTTGCAAGAAGACTAATCGGCTTATTTTCCTTCATATTCTTTTCATCATCATCTAACTGATTAATTACAATATCATAAATCTTGTTCTTAATATCAAAATCTTTATTTTCAAAATAGAAAATAAACATATCCTTCCAATAACCATAATGAGGAATTAACTTAATTACCTTCAACATCAATGATTTCTTTTCACAAGCCAAACAATTAAACATAATCATAGATACATCTCGTTCACCCTTGCCACCACGAATATTACGACTCTGAAATGCTAGCAAAAATGCGTCTTCAGTTAATGATTCGTATCCAGGCATCGTAGTGGTTGAATTATATAGAATCTTTTTCATACCATTCAAAATAATATCTTCTGATTGATTACGGATAATTAGCGCAGACAATGCAACACGAGGATCATTAACACCATCAAATGTATAAACATCCGAACCCTTTTCACCAAGAGTGGTTGCCATTTTCGAAATGATGTGTTTAATATATGCTTTTAATTTAACTTTTATATTTGTTTGATATGATATATTATTTTCAATTTTTTTCATAAAATAATTTGTATATTTGTTTATTAAATTCATTATATGTAAGTATAAAACTTTCAGATATTGAAAATAAATTACGAATATTTATATCAATATGACACATACTTTTAGGATATTCAAATCCAGATGTAATTTTCAAATCATTCAATTTAATATAATTATGAAAATGATTTATAAATTCATCTCTTGACATTAAATAATTCTTAGGTATTTTTACACCAATGTCTTTCAAAAAATTATATACCTTCTTTGGTATATGCACAGGTATAAAAATATTTGGTATTTCATATAATTCTTCTTGATGATTACACTTTGAACATGTATATTTTCGTTTTTTATACATATTTAATTCTGCTTCTAACATTTTTAATTTATCATTACGAGTTATCATTTTTATTATAAATAATTATTTTTTTATAATAATTATTTATATTTAATATTAATTTAATTTCAATTTTATTTTAATTTCAATTTTATTTTAATTTCAATTTTTACTATATGTATTTAGCACATATTACAGAATTAAAATATATCAAGAATATATTAGAAGATGGTGAATTAAAATCTAATAAACTTACAAACAATATAGAATCAGGTGAAGGTATATATAATACTCATAATAATTTTGTATATTTTATAACAACTGAAAAATTATTTGATAAAAAAATACTTGGATCTGTTATATTATATCTAAATTCTGACTTGATATATAATCGAACATTTTATGTTTCAACAACATGGAGTAATACACCAGATCATATTAGTGAATGGTATTCAAATAAAAGATTCCAATATAAAAGAAAATATTCAAGATATTATGATAAATACAATCAAATATTATCTAAATTATATAATTATAGTATTAACGTATTACCAAACAGTAATAGTTTTCAAGTATTTCAACAAGTTGCAATAAAAAATAAAGTAAATATTACAGATAAATTAATTGGTATACAATTTCAATCTAAACCATCTAATAAATTAATACAATATATTCATACAAATTATCCAGATGTTAAAATTATTTTTTAGTTGTTTTCTTAACTGCTGGTTTTTTAGCTACTACTTTTTTCTTAGCTTTTGCTATTTCAGCTTTTTCACTCTTTTCAATTGCCGCTTTTGTAATTTTCATATTTGCTTTTACAACTGTTTTGGTAATTGTTACATTCGTATCTGTTGGTTGATATTCTTTAATATATACTTCTTTTAATTCATCTAGTTCATCCATCCAAATTTCTTTTTCTGATTTTGAATCTAATAATTCAATTTCTTCTTCTTTGTTTTCGATCTTTTCTTTTAATTCTTCTATTTTTTCATAAGTGAATGAATGAATAGGCAAAGTTAATAAATAATCATATTTATCATCACCAAATGTTGGATAATTTTTCTTTGTTAATTGTGTTACGATATCATCTCTCTTTTTACGATTAACTACTATTTTATCAACTAAGACATCTTCAATAAATTTCATCTTCCATTTAAGTAAATCTAATTCTTTCTTGTATTTACCCAAAAAATATTGTTTTCTCTTGGTATATCCTTCTAATCTTACATAATAAAATTCTCTTAATATATCATTGACATTACCATATTTTTGAATTTTATCATCTTTATTATACAAATGCATATTTGTAATACTAATTTTCTTAATTAGTTTAAATTTTTGTACTAATTCTTTTTCAGATAAATCATCTACTGTTTTACCTTCTAATGTAATTCTAAAATTTACATGTTCATCTGTATTTTCATTCATAAATTTAATGATTTCTTTCTTTTCTTCCAAGTCATTTAAGAATTCTTTATACACAGTTGTCCATGTACCTACTGGTAATTCAGTAATAATTAAATCACTGCCAATACATTCATAATTACCCATAATACTATATGTCTTATCTTCTTGTGATATTTTACCTTTGAAACCATGAAAGTATGGTTTTAAATCTTTTAATGGTTTATCATTCATCATATTTTTAATATTATCAATCAAATCAAGTGGATTATACGGTAATATCTGTGTACTAAATCCAGTACCAATACCTTCTGCTCCATTGACTAATACCATTGGAATAATTGGTAAATAATATTCTGGTTCAATTGGTGTTCCATCATCATCCATATAATTTAAAATAGGATCATCTTCTTCACGATAAATTTTTCGTACAATTGGATTCAAGTATGTAAATATATATCTCGGAGATGCATAATCTTTACTAGTTAATCTTGTACCAAATTGTCCTGATGGTACTAAAATATTAATATTATTTGAACCAACAAATCGCTGTGCCATATTAATAATTGCCATATTTAAACTTTGTTCACCGTGATGATAACATGTTTTGTCACTAATAAACCCTGTTAATTGTGCTACTTTAATTTCAGATTGTTTCGTAAATAATTTACGTAATATAGTACCATATAGAATCTTTCTTTGACTTGGTTTCAATCCATCTACCATCGATGGAATACTACGTTTAATATCATCATTCGAAAAATGAATCAATTCTTTATTTACAAAATCATTAAATGGTACTTTTTTAATATCAGGTGTTAAAATTTCATCTTTATTATAATTCATTAACCATGACTTTCTATCATCTGCTTTTTTCTTATCAAATGCTAATATAATTGCATCATGACAAGGATGACCAATTTCTACTATATCAGATGATTCAGATTCTTGATTATTTTCTTGTTCTTTACTTTCTTCATTTATAGACGGTCGCCATAAATAATGAATTAATTTATCTTCTAAATTTGCAAAATATTCTTTACCTTCTTCACGAGTACTTGTACCTAACCCTTTATAATACTTAATATGATAACCATTTGATGATTTTTCTCGCCAATCATTATACTCTGTTAAATTATAAAATATTTTAATATCTTTACCTTTTGATGCTTTAACAATAGGTGTTGCTAAACATGTTATAAATCCATCGATTTTTAATAAAGATGGCCAAAAATATTCAAAAAAGTTTATCAATAGCCCTTTTATATGATATCCATCTGTGTTATGTACAATCATTTGTCCGACACCTGCTTGAAAATGATGATTTTCAGTTTCCAAATCATATACGTCACATTCTTGTACACCTAGATCAATAATTTGAGTAATTTCATTTGGATTAATGTTATCTATTTTTTGATTAGTTATTATAAATTTATATGCATTATTATCGTAATTAATAAATACATTATACTCTGCACCTTTAGCAATAATATATATTTGTTGTGCAAGTAATTTATCTGTAATATTGGGTGTAATATAATTATCATCTACATAATCACATTTACGTAATAATCCTTGCATAAATAATTTTTTAGTCTTACTTTCACAATTTAATAGTATAGTTGGAATACTTGTATATTTTTTTGTTACAAAATCATATAATTTATAACCAATATCATATGAATCCTTATCAGATATATTAAATGATTCAAATTCATTCATATTATCTGGCAAAGAATGTAATAATTCATCTTTTATTTTAATATCTTTCGGTGAAATTTCAATACCCTGTATATCTATTAATGAATGATCTTCAGTTACATCTACTGCTCCACTATTCGTTATAATTCGATAAATTGATTTATTTACTTTATGTTTAATTACTTTATTAATTTTGGTCCAACCTTTTTCTGTCCAAATATCATATTTACATATTCCATAATATTTATTATTTACACTATTAGATATCCAATTATATGTAAGATCGCTAATAATTTTAATTTCAATAATATTATCTTTTTTAACTAATAATGGTGTATCACCTGTAACACTATCCTGATCACATAGCGTGATAATTCCTCCATATCTCAATTCTGATACATCACAAACTTTTGAATTATTATCTTCATCTTTTGTTTCTTTACCACTTGATATATATTTTACACCATGTTTTAATCCCAAAATTTTCTTCAAGTTAATAATTTCTTCATTACCCAATAATTCTTTTGGACTTGCACCGCGTACATTTAATAACTTTCCTTTTAATGGAAAAATGCCATATTTTTGATTACCTACAACTGCACGACCACTCATTGCCAATGCTTTAGCACTATCTCCTTCTGTTAAGATTAATTTACATTGTAATGATTTTTTAGTACCAGCCCATTCTGCATCTTCTAATTTAGGAATACCTTTGATAGCATTTACTTTCTTACCATCTGTTTTTTTCATGAGCAAACTTTCTTCTTTGAATTTTAAGTAATCTAATAATACATTTAGAATACCACATGTATTAACTTTCTTAACAAACTTGTCTGATAATTCACATACAGATCCAAATTCATTCTGCTTTGTCTTTAATGTTTCTTTTGTTTGACTTGTAAAACTAGGATTTTCAATAGTGCAATTAATAAAAATCATATAATGATCTTTAATTGAATGCGACTTTATTTTATTAATTGCATCTTTATTTTTCTTTTCTATTTGTTTTTGAATATTGTTAATAATCTGATCATTAATATAATCAACGTGAGATCCACCATGATATGTGCAAATATTATTTACATGAGAAATATGTTCAAATCCACCATCAGGTCGATAAACATAACTAATTTCCCATCTAGGATTTTTTTCATATATAATATCTGGTATATCTTCTGAATCAAAATATAATTTAATATAATCTTGAAATGTTTTCAAAGGTATTAATTTATCATTTAAATATACTTGTACATTTTCTAATGTACCAGCCAAATCATAAACGCGTTTTTCAAAAAGAGATATCATATCTGATGTTAATTCATCAATACCAAATTTTTTAAAGTCAGGTTTAAACACAATTTTTGTAAAAGTTGTTGGAACAACTTTTAAATCAGTAATAGTTGGTTTTGTTCGTTTACTCATATTATTAGTAAATTCTTGATAAAATTTTCTTTTTCTTTTTCCATCAACTGTTTCTAATGAAAAAAAGGTAGAAAAAATATTTGTTAACTTTGCACCATAACCATTACGACCACCTGTAATACGTTTTTGTGTATCATCGTAATTAGTCGAAGTTAATAATTCACCAAAAATAAGTTCTGGTACATAAATTTTATATTCTTTATGAATTTCTACATCAATACCAACACCATCATTATATACTGATATTTCATTATTTGATATTGTAATTTTAATGTTTTTACAAGTATTATCATTTTTAGAATGATCACTTGCATTTACAATAATCTCATCAAAAATCTTGTATAATGCAGGTACATATTGAATTTCTTGTTTTATAATTCTTCCATTTTGATGAATATACAATTTTTCAGTTTGAAGTTTAATGTCTCCTACATATGTATCAGGTCTAGTCAATATATGTTCTAACTGAGTCTTTTTTTGATATTTTGATTCTATAGAATCTGCCATTTTTGGTTTATTTATCTTAATTAATATATCTTTAAATTTAATATTTTCAATATTCAATTTTATTTTTACTTGTTTTTTTATTATAGAAATACGATAATAAAAAAAGTGATACTTTTATGCATGATATAGGGGTTTGTATAGAAAATATATTAATTATTTAATAATGCATTTATTTCATTTTGTAATCCAATAATCTGATTATCATATGATTGATGTAATTGTTTAATTTCTGGCGATAATTCTGTAATAGGTTGTATCTTTTCTTCAATATAATTATAATTAATTGAACCACCAACTTGTATATTATTGTATCTTGATAATGTATCGATTAAATTATGTTGTAATTCTCTTTTATCTATTAATGACATATTATTTAAATCATATTTTGTATTATTTTCATTTATACTATATCTACGATTAATATCCATACGTAATTTATTTAATTCAGAATTATCTACTGATCCACCATATAATAATTTAGTTGAATTATTATTGCAAGTTAATTTTTTTATTTTACTTTGTAATCCTTTAATTTGTTTATTATATGATTGATGTAATTGTTT